GCCCAAGGCCCTTAACAAGAGTACCGCCGGGGATAAACATGCTCCCTATGGTTCCAGCGACATTTCCCACATCGGATGCGGTTTTGTTAGCCTCAAGAAACGTATCGAGGTTCTTTTTTGCTTTTTCTCCGCCTACATTGGTGACAAGAAACTCAGGGAGCCCCATGAGTACAGAGTTGAGCGCACTATATCCACCGGCACCGAGCGATGACCAAAAATCAGACGTGGGTCTCGTCTCGGGCAGTTGTCCACCGGTCATGGCGGCAATTGCATTGGGGTCGTTTTTCTGTGCCTCAATCTGCTCTCTCAGCGTCATTTCGCGAAAGCTCCTATTCCTCTCGGGTCAGACGATACCACTTTACCACCCGCTTGTTGAGCAGCAATCTCTTGCATTCTCTGCGCTCCGGTAAGTTGCAGCTCTTTCATGCGCTGGGCGAATTGCTGAGAAAGCTGTTCCTTTTCTTCTTGCGTTTTCGCCGCTTGCAGTTTTACCTCAAACTCTCGGTTTATGGCAGCCTGATTCGCGGCAAAGGCCTGATCGATCATTTTGAGCTGGGTTTCAAGGTCAGCATTCTTGCCCATTTTCTGCATGTCGAGGTCGGCAATTCGCTGCTCCTGGTCCTTTGCCTGTTGCTCTGCCTGATTTCTGCCCAGTAGAGTATCTTTTGCCCAATCAAGCTGTCGACCTTGACGACCCGCGACGTTTCCGGCTATCGCCGCCTGTAGCACCCCAATGATGCTCATGCCCGTCGATTTTGCGATGGCGGCGACTTTCTCCCAATCGATGCCTTGAGGCTCCGGGCGAAGGGGGCCGCTACTCTGAGCCTGGGCCGGAGGTTCCGCGACAATAGTCTCAAGCTCGGGCTGCTGAGCGACTGGCGTAACAGCGGGCGCGGCGGCTGGCTTTGTCGCGACGGTAGTTGGTTTCGGCGTTTCCACAACTGGAGTTTTCTGGTCCAGCGCAGTGTTGAGCATGCCCTGTTTCAAAAGAGCTTCGCGAATCATATCTTGCTTCTGCGCGATCTTTGCAAGGTTCGCCTGCCGCCCCTGCTCCGAGTCCGTTCGAGGATCTCCAAGCTTTCTTGCTTCCTCGGCCTGCCGCGCGCGGGTGAGTTCCGCCTGCATGCGTATCAGCTCTTGATTCGGGGCATTGATGAGCTTTGATATATCGGCGTTCTTAAACTGTGCAAGCTGATTTGCGTTGTAGAGGTTGTTTTTGTCGAGGTAGGCAAAGTCCGGCATAGTGAACTTCATCTGATTGTCTGCCCCGGTCTGTACCTTTTGACCAGATGGCGCGGGGGTGGACTCAATGACGGTCTGCATCAGCGGATTGGCCGAATATGTTTGAGCCTTTGCGGGTGCGCTTTGAGACACCCGCCCGCTCATGAGTTCGCCAAAGCGTTTTTGATTGTCGGGGCTGTCTCTCAATCCTTGACTCGTGAGCCATGCATTGTAATCGGCAGGAGTAGCCATTAGTTTGCCCTCATTCCCCGAACCAACCCACGGGCAGAGTCAAAGACGCTCGGCTCTTGTATGGGCTGAGCCGTGGTAACAGGAGTCATGGATTGTATGGGCTGCGACTGCACCGCCGGTTCCGGCGCGTTGACTTGGTTACCGTTTTTGGCATTCACCGCAGATGAGAAAATATTGGCAAGAGAATCCATGGTTTTGTCAGGAGTTTTGATCATGTTGCCGAGCATGCCCCCACCAGCGCCCCCCTGGCCTTGCTGACCTGCCTGGGATGATATGAGGCTTCCGATCAATCCTGCAATTGCTGGTAATGGCATTTACTTACCCTCCATAGCCGCGAGTCGGCCGTGTAGATCTATGACCATTTGCGCGAGCTGAGAAATCAGATTCGTATTCGATCCAGTCTGTTGCGCGACATCGATGGTCTTACCCATGGGTGTATCCTTGACATTTTCTTTCATGGACGTTTTTTCTATATCCTGCGCAAGTACGCCTTTTCGCTCCTTGCCAGGGTCTTCTTTATACTCAAAATCAACGGGCCGGACTTTCTCGGCAACTTCAGTTACATCCGGCGGGATCATAGCCTTTTTGATAAGCTCGTCGATCCTCGAAGGCTTTTCGCCATTCGGCGAAGGCTTTTCGCCCGAGGCTTTTTTGATCAAGGAGTCGATGATGTTGGTCTTTTGGTCTTTGTCTGACAGAAGTTGCCCGGCAGCGGATAGAATGCCACTCACCGCACCCCCACCTCCGGCAGCGCTCTGCTGACCCTGGCCATAGAGCTGACCTTGTTGAGCGGCTGCTGATTGATTCCCCCCTATACGGAGGTTGCCCGCCGCCTGAGTATTCTGTGCTCTCTGATTCTGGCCCTGCATCTGCATGCCCGTATAGGCCTGACCTTGGTTGGCAAACTGTTGAGTCGCGTTTTGATACTGACCTCTCCCTGCATCCAGTTGTCCTTGATAGGTCTGACCGTAAATGTCTCCCGTTGCGGTACCTGCACGGCGAGCGGCCTCGGCGCGGGAAAGCCCTCCCGTTCGGGCAGCCTTGAGCATGTTTTTGGCAGCGGCCAGAGATGCGGCATTTGCCGCCTGCCCTGCCTGATCTGCTGCGGCGCGGTTGGCGTTCTGCATGTACTCCGCAGCGTTCTGCCCCATGCTCGCGCGCGCACCTTGCTCATACCCTGCACCGCGCGCGGCGTTTTGCTGTTCGAGTGCGGCGACGTCTTTATTGATCTTCCCTAGTTGCCCGGCGTATTGTTTACCGGCTGCCGCCGTCTGCTGGGCGAGTTGTTCTTGCTGCTGTTCTGCCTGGTTCTGTTTTTCTCCGCTGAAAAACTCACCAATGTCCTGAAAAAATCCTGCCATATCCTACCTACTGTTTTGTGCCGCTATGGGGGCGACGCCAGCATCTTCGAACAACCCGGACAGATCGTTCACAAATATATAGTTGTCGCATTCCAATTGGATTGCATTGCCTATGTTCGTTTGATTTTCCGGCTGGAACCTCTTGCGAGCATATCCACCAGGGTCGTAGTCCGATGCGACGAAATCAAAGAAAACTGTCTCTTGATACGATTGATCCTGATCGTACGCGTCATGCGTAAGTTTCACCGTCCGAGCCGCCTTAAGGGGATCGTAAATGGTGAAAATCACTGCCGAAAGTATCGAAAGTTCATTCGGCGCGACCCCGAAATAGGCCGTTTTGATCAAGAATGGAACAACCGTAGAGCCTGAAATGGCCTCATAGGTGTACTGCCATTGGTATAGATCGTTGTTGATCATCAATCCCTGGACCGTTTCCACGAGATCTAGAGCGGTTTGGGTAACCAACTTTTCATTTTCCGTGATGACAGAGTCCCTAATCCAGATCAATTTGGTCGTCGAATCGAGCAAAAGGGTGTTGTCATGCACCGAATATTGCCCACTCAGTATGTCAGGCGAGTTCGTGAAGCGCTTAAACTTGTCCAACGTCCGGCCACCGTTAAAGGTGTAGATCGAATTGTCGAAGTTCGAAAGAAAATAGATGGCATTCGGAGACGAGGCAATGAAGATAAGCCCATCCGCAGGGGCGACTCTGTCGTAACTCGTTAACACATTTGCATTTATCGTGGCGAGATACACCCATTCGCCGTCAAAAAGGTAGGTCTGTCCGAACAGCAGGAACGAAAGAAACTCACGATTTATGACGTTGTCGGTCAAATACCCATCATAATCCGGCGCAAGAACGATTGTCGACCCGTTGATGACCGCGACGGTTCCGTAATACGTCCCACCGATTGCGGTCGGGAGGATGTCAGTCTCGACATAGATCGTATCTACCTTGTTATTGTCGACACTTTCGGATCCATCATTTTGCACGCTAAACGAATATTCCGCAGGTGAGGGCTGTATGCTGGTATAAACGTCGACTTCGAAGTTACCGAACGTGCCATATTGACTCGGTAAGCGATAACCAAAAACCTGGATATTCCCGGCCCCAATGGGGTTGATACTCGTCTGTTTCGCACCAGTGTCGATAGAGTTCGACCATGGTCCATCTATGCGCGCGGCAGCTTGTGTCCCGGTCGTTGAGGGTAGTGCAGACGAGGTCAAAAACATCTGGCCATGGTAATCCATCGACCCCACAGAGAGCATTTTATCGTCGTCTGCATAGATGTTACTCGGATGGATTGTGTTGAGTTTATACAGGTTCGACGTGACCTTGCTGAAAAAGTCAGTGATATTCACGCCGATTTTTATGATGTAAAAATTGCCATTGAACTGATACAGGATCTTGTCATCGTCCTGAATCTGCGGAGTATAGCCGGGGTCAAGCTCGCCGAAACTGGTGACAAGAACTCCCAAGGCATCATTTGCAACGCCGTCAATCATAGCGACAGAGATAGCAGATTGCTCGCCGTTTGTCGCGATCACGCGGAACTCGAACGGTTTTACACTTGCGACCTGATAGAGATTGGTGAACTTTCCATAGCCATTGACTGCCGTATCTGTGTTTGCCTGGTAGATGGTGTAAAACGAAAGCGGAGAGGCTGAGGGGACGGGCGCGTAGAACTCATTGATATCCGTGGCAGAGGCAGAGGTACGATATCGAACATCGGCATAGGCATACCCGATAATCGAGCTAAGGATCGCGTTGACGGTCGTGAGCCCCGTCACGGGGTAGGCCTGGGTATAGCTGAAAACGTTGAAGTCGTTATACCCGACCGTCGAGATAACTAGTAGATCTCCTCCGACGATTCGGGGTGTCTCGGTAATGACATGTCTCGTTCGGGCTCCAGAGGTTTGCTTGACCGCGAATCTGCCCTTGAGCGTAGAAACGGTCACAAGATCGGGGCGCATGACGTATCCAGTATTGACCTGGCTTGCCATGGGGATAATGAGATACGCGCCCTCGGGATCGTACCGAAACGCATAGATATACGCATTCCCGGCTCCGGTGAGTAGGTTCGCGATTGCCGTACTTCCATCTAGATAAAACGGCACGAACTGCCCGGTTAAGGTCATGGAATTGGACAGATTGAGCGCGAACGCCCATAGCTTGGAATTGTAGACCGCGAGCGCGCGGATGGGGTTTGCCCCTACCAATGTTCCGTTGTTTGATACACCCGTACCGGTTCCGGTGCCGTCGTAATTCTTGAAGTTGGTTCCGTCCCAGCTCCCAAGGCGTCCAGTTGTTCCCGACCCGAATACAAGAGTAGTTCCGAACTGAACCATCGACAGGATGTCTTCCGAACCAACCACGGTCGCGTTGTTTGACAGCCCGGTACCGGCGGTATAGGCCGTGATCGTGGTCCCGTTGATAGAGCCTATACGCCCGCCGACACCCGCGACCGCGAGTATGTTTGTGGGAGTGTATACCAAGAGTGCGTTGATTTGATTGGTACCGATGATGGTTCCATTTGATCGGGGCATGGAGGCAAAGCCAGTACCAGACCCATCGAAATTGATCCACACAACGGTGTTGAAATTGTTGAGCGCGTACGACCCCGCGTTTCCGCCCGCAATAAATGCGGAGGAATTGTAGGCCAGGGATGTAAAGTTACCCGTACCTGATGGCGTTGTCATCGAAGCCCATGTCACACCGTCATCAGTGGACTGACTGAAATTACCAGCACCACCAACCATTATCCATGTGCTGTCATGACCACCAACGGAAACCGATGCCGCGACCCAGCTCGTCACCGTGGATAGAGTTGTCCAGGTCGATCCATTATTTGTTGATCTCGACCATGCTCCATTGCCTCCGACCACAATAAGAGTACCAGTAGACAGGCTACGTCTTACCTTTGTTGCCGCTGTAGCTCCCCATCCCGTAATTGTGGACGACGCGCTGAATGACGTACCATTATTGGATGATGTCCATACAGCTCCTATTCCGGTTGCGGATTGACCAACAACTACCAGATTAGAGCCACCTGACCAAGTAACTGATCTCAGTTGTATGAAGGCCCCAGGCCCTGGAATTGTTTGTATCCCGCCGAAAGTAACCCCTCCATCGGTGCTTATAATGTATTTATCATCGCCAACTATTATGACATAATCCGTTGCGCCGCTGGTCCACATGGCGATGTCTTTACCGAAAAACGCGAACGTCTGTATGGCTAGCCATGTCTGTCCGCCGTTTGTGCTGCGCGTTATGGAGCATGTCCCGGTATTACCCGAAAGACCTATAAATCTGTTACCATCCGCAGCCACGGTCTGTATTGCTTTGTTATTTGTAAAGTTAGATGGTAAGTTTGCTCTACTGGACCACGATATTCCGTTATTCGTGGTACGCCAAAAAACACCAGTAGTCCCGGAATCGGACATTGCAATGCCAATGCCAGAGCTGTTTAGCCCTACCAATGCATCAGTTGCAAGCGCTGAGGGGAGCGTGAGTCTAGACCCAAGGTTAGTCGTAAATTGCACCGAACCCAATCTTCCGTTTTGGCCACCGAATATCAATTGCCCATTGTAAAGAGCGACAGACCGTATTTGATTCGACGCTCCGAGCACCGTAGAATTGTTAGCGAGTACCGATACGCCTGTATTTACCGCATTGTAATTTGTCCACCCCGTTATGGGTACCCAGTTAGCAACACGCCCAGAAGTCGCGGCAACACCACCACAGATGACTAATGCATTATTGTATTGGACCATCCCGAGGATATCGTCAGTCCCGATAGCCGTCGCGTTATTCGCCAGCGCAGGCGATGCCGTGGTGTAAACAATAAAAGAGTTCCCATCGAACGAACCAAGCCGTCCCCCGACTCCCGCGAATACCAGATAGCTCACGCCCGGCGTAGTCGTCTGGTAGACCGCCATGCACAAAATGTTATTCGTGCCGATGACCGTGCCGTTATTTGAGATACCTTGGCCCGTTCCGGTACCGTCGTAGTTGCGCCAGTTTGACCCATCAAAACTTGCAACCCGTCCACCGTTTCCCGCTATGACCAAAAGTCCCTTGTAGACGATGGCCGCATTGATGGTATTGGCCCCGAGTGCAGTAGTATTCCCGCCCGACAGGATGATCCCCTGATTCGGGGTTGATTCTTTGAGCACGATCCCCTGGTCGCCGATCCTGAGTAAAAACTCCTGGCTATCGACGTAATGCATTTGGTCGTATTTTATGAGGCTCAGCGAAGTAAAAAACGGATAAAAAGCCGAAGTCAGATTGGTAAACGTAACTGTGCGCGAGTTCAAAAGAACGTTTGACAAACTGTATTCCGAGATCGTGACCACGTTTTGCCGGATCTTGATTGCGATATACGTCCCATCCGCAGTCAAGCCGATGTCGTCAAATCCACTTATCTTGGTCCGGGACTCAACCCCGTACTTACTTACCTGGCCTATCGACATTCCATCTACCGAAATGTTTTTGAGGTCTGTTCCTGGAATATCAGACGCAGACAAAACGCGTGCGGATTCGGTTATCTTTTTGTATCCTACCTCTGAATAGGTCGTCTGCTTTTGATAGATACTCCCCACACCACCGTTACGCTCGATCCCATTGTGATCGTTGTGCTCGGCCTGCGGGTCGCCATAGGCTTTTACTTCGTTTCGCTTATTAGAGACTGAGACCGATGCTTGTAGGTTTACGCCAAAGGGTGTAGGCATCAGCTGACTCCTAGGTTGATGCCAGAGCTGGACTGATAGTCGTCGTTGATTCTGTAGACTTGGTACTCGTCGCGCTTAATGACTGTTTCGAATCGCCCCCACAACTCGTCAAGTCTAGATTGGATAAGACTCATTTTCTTGTCATCGGATTTCTTTCGAACGAAAGCGACGGCACAAGTATAGGCCATGATCTCGTTGACCTCGTTCGAGGGGTAGGTAAACACCGTGTCGGAAAGTGTCGAGACCCCGGCGATAGATGCGAAACTTGTGGAGACCATGACGAGGTAATCGCTTACGACGGCAGGCCCGAAGTAGCCAATGTTGCTTCGGATGACCTCGTTGACTGTCACAATCCCGGCGACCACCGTAAGCTTGTGCACCACGTTGTCGGTTGTGAGTGTGTATATATATGTTCCATCGCTTGCGAGGTACAGGACCGTTGGGTATCCAGCAAGCACCACGCCATCGATAACAACCTGATTGCTCACGTTGATGTAGACCGCGCCTGTACCATATCGGGCGAGAGACCGGTTGACCGATGCGACATAGACAACCTGGCCCGTCCCGTCGAGGTTGGCGTTGTAGGTATTCGCCGCGTTGGTGTACCAGATTTTCGAACTGAAAACCGAGAGCTGCGTGATGCCGGTCAGAGTAGTAATCTTGACTGGGGTGAGAGTGGTTACAAAATCAGTCGGCGCTCGCCATACATCCCCCAGCTCTATCCAGTAGATATACCCACGGTAAAACCGGGGCTGAGATTTGACGTTGACCGTGGTCAAAAGCAGGATATCAGACTGTGCATCGGTCGACTGAACACGGATCTCAGTCCCATTGTTTGCGATGTACAAGACTGAGTTGTTGTGACTCACATAACTAGGCGTTGCGATGAGTGATCGCTGGTAGTCGCTCAAGGTCGTGAGGAAGTTTATGTCATCGGCCGGAAGGGATGCGACAGCAGGAGGGGTGTAGTACTGGATCTTAACTTGAGGGTAGGGGGAGGCATTGCGAATCCAGATTGTATTGTTGCGCATGCGGTACTGCGGGGCGCCGTAGAGGTTGTCTCGGTTGCTCATCGCAAACGACTGCATTGGCACCCACTGCCCGCTGTATTGGTAGGAGACCGAGCGCAGCTTGTAAAAATCAACCGGCACGGGGATGTAGTAGTCACGGCCAAAACTGTCCGGCGCGATCATCGACGCATCGAGGGTGATGACCTGCTCGCTCGTCCAGTAGTCCCCGCTCGACTCCGTGTACCGGTTGTACACATCGCGGTACGACTCGTTGAGCAGATTGACCTCGTCGTCTAACGTCACAAATTTGGAGTTTTGCAAATCCGCAATCGACCGCGCCTGCGCGATCAGACCGCTCGCCGTGTATGCCATATCTCTATAGTTGTCCCATAAAAATCGATTTGATTGCCATGTGACAAAAAACCCCCGGCGTGTGAGGCACCGGGGGTAGAGGAGGATCCACGAGCACCACGCTCAGTTGACCAAATTGATGACGCAGCAGCGCGAGGGGTTGTGCACGACAAAATTGGCAAACATCTGCAACGTCAGTTTGAGCGCCGTACCGTTGCTGGTATCGGTGCCGGGGTTGACGGTTAGATATTTGTCGATAAGCCACATATAGTTTTTGGCCGGCTCCGAAACCGAGGTGAGGTCCTCTTTGCCGGGGTTATTGCCCGTGATCCCGTCCTCGATGGGGGTCGAGGTATTGGTAAGCCCCGCGAGTTCAAGCGTAGCTTTTTCGATGATGTACGAAATACCCGGAGGGGCCATAGGGTCGTCCCATACCTGGTCAACCCAGCTCGTCGAGAAGGCGTACTTCATATCAGAGATACCCTTCGCGACTTCGTTTTTGTTGACCTTCCCGCCGGTGTTGATCGACTGGAACAACGTAGTCTGCGCGTTCATTTCGGTTATGATATTTGCATAGTCCTGCTGACTCACGATGAGCATGTCAGGCATACCCCCCGAAGCACGGACAGCCGATACACCACGGACGATTGCGTTGACGCGAGTCTCCGAGTTTGCGACGTCGCGCAAAATCCAGTTGCCCGCGGCGCCGATCTCGTTGACGGATCGGTCGACGCCGTAAAACGCCGTGCTGATATAGGTCGTCCAGGTGCCGCCGGTACGGTTGGCGATGGAGGGCAACCAGCCGGGGAGGCCAACGGGCAACAGCGGGGCGTTACCAGCGGTACGACATCCGTCCATCTCAATCCAGTCGGTAGCGGCCAGAGTCGCACCGGTACCCGTAGTGGTAAACGTAATAGCAATGGTCGGGGCGATTGCAGTACCGCCAGGGCTTGCGATCTTGGTCACTCGGTTTACAAGGTCACGCAGGTTGGAAGACGGAAGCGCGCCGTTGGTAAAACGGAACTGGCTACCTATGCTCAGCTTGTAGGCGAAGTACGCGGGAAGCGTGAGGGTGTTGGTGCCGGGGCTCGATATGACCGGAGCCGACCCTACCTGACCAATCTCACCGAAGCCCGTGCCGTACAGAGCAGTAGCCGCGAGCTTCCGGAACGAGTCGAGCGACTGGTCCATTTTGAGCACCGCGACAGGCACGAACCCGCCCCGGTAGTTTTGGCTCGCAAGCACGTCCTCGACGAGCAGGTTGAACGTCGCGAACAACTGACCCGGAGTGACGGCGAACTGTACCGCAGCGGTCGGGGCAGCAGCAGCGATTGCGTTTGCTACCAGCAAGTCACCGGCAGCGGCGCCACCGTTACCAAGCACGAGCGGGACGTTGTAGGTCTTACCGCCGATGTCGGTCTTGGCGATGGCCTTGAGCACGGGCGAGTTACGAAAGAACACATCCTCGATGGGTTTGTCGGTATACCACTCTTTGAGGATTGGGATCACGTCTGCGGATATTGCCATTTTGTCTATCTCCTGTTACGCCCGGCTCAGATGTCGAGGCCCAGCGATTTGTTTTTGGTTTTCATCTCGCGGATTTTTTTGATCAGCGGATTGGTGTCGTCCGGTTTGTCCGTCGAGGTTTTTGTCACCTCAACCTCCACAGCCGCGGGAGCAGCCTCTGCCGTTTTGCCGAGCTCGCCGAGTTTGGTCCGCAGCATCCCCGCCGCGTCGTTGACCAATTTGCCCTCGTCAAAACCCTCGTTGGATTTTTGCTGCTCGATAATGTCGTAGATCGCCTGTGCCCAGTCGTCGTCGGGGGCATGGGTTTTGAGCCCATCCTCCATGTCGGCAAACACGGAGCCGTACCTGGATCGCACGTCAGCGATCCCTTGCATCCGCATGTTGGAGTCATAGAGTTTGCGGATGCCGCCGAACAGATCGTCCTCGACCATGGACCGCACACGGCATAACTCCGCGTCCATGCTCTCCATTTTGTCGATCACGATCTCGAGCGCCTGGGCAAACGCGTCCAGCCCCACCGGCTCAGACCCATCGGTCGTCTCAGACGATCCACCGTCGCTCATGTATTTGCCGACCAGCTCGGTCAGGAGCTGGTCTTTTTCGGCTGGACTCAATGCGTTGATATCCATGGTCTACTCTCCCTATATAGTTGCGCCCGGCAACTCGGTTTGCGCACCGATCATCTGGGCAATCTGCTCCATCGGTAGTGTCGGTTCCGCAGCCGCGATGAGTGCCGCGGCTGATGCCGGGGGGATCATGCCCGCGTGCACGTCCTCGAGGATTTTGGTGATGGCCGCCACCTGCTGCGGCAACATCGACGGTGGAGATGGGGGCGGAGGTTCGCCCGGAGCGCCCGCCGCCTCTGTCTCGTTGATTTTTGCCATCACGATGTTGAGCAGTTTGACCAGGCGGTCGACGATTTTTTTGTCCTCGCCCTCGCTTGCCAGCTGGCAAACGTAGTTGACCACCACACTGATGAGCTGGTTGAGATTGACGACCGAGTAAAACTCGTAGACGTCGTACTCGATGGCGTCGTCGATGATTTTGAGGCAATAATCGTAACTCGCCGTCGCGACACTGTACGCCCGATCGATGTCCGGGATTTGCAGCAGCGACGCCGCCATGTTTGGATCGATGATGTTTTGCTGTTGGAGTTTTTCGATTTCCTCCATTTTTGTTTTGGGGTCGCGGCTCAACACCGATGCGAGCGACGACTGGATCCGGTAGGAGTCGCGCTGTTTTTGTATCTCGTCCCATTTGAGTTTTCCGCGCCCGATCCCCGCCGGCAGGATATCGTCGTCCGGCGGAAAACAGTCGATGATGTTTAAAAAAATCTGCCGAGTGAAAACAAACAGGCCGTCGACGAGCGCCTGAAACCGCTCGCTCTCGATATCCTGGATCGTGTCGAGCGCCACCCCTGAGTTGAGGCCGGAGGGTTTTTTGCTCTGTGCCGACAGCATCGACACACCCTCCTGCTCATAGCTCGCCTGGACAAACATGTCGAGCAGGGTGCGGTAGCTCCCGTCAATCGGCTGCGGGGTCGATACAACCACGGTCCCGGCCTGCGCGTCGATGGGCACGACGTTGCCGATTTTGTTACTCATGGATTTTGCGACAGAGTCCGCGGCGGGCTGCCCCATTTTTGAGCCCGCCATGTACGGGACAAATACCGTGTTTGCCGGGCTCAGCTCGATCGCGTCGTGGATGCGCTGGAGGATCGTATCGATCTGTCGTTGATTTTGCCGAGTGTTGTCCATGACCGAGGTACTGAGGTACCCCTTGATAGGATCGGTGGCAAATAGGATCGCAAACGGGATTTTGTCGTACTCGATGTCAATCTCGTAGGCCAGCTCAGACCCCGCAAACACACGCATTTTTTTGCCGTCGAGGTCCCAGTGTTTGACCACGATTTTACGGCACGTCGGATCGTTTGCGATCTCGGCAGCGAGCGGTGATTTGGGGCTGATTTTGTCCCGGAGCGCAATGAGCGGGTACTCATCATACCGCACCGCGCATCGAGTGACATGGCCGTAGTTATACTCGGCCTGATCGATGGCAAAATTCCATGGCGCGACCCGCTCCGTCCGTTTGGTCTCTGGGTTGCTATGGACAATCCCCGTGTCAAATACGAGGGCATCGAGCACGGCCTGTTTGATTTTTGTGTAGGTGTCGTCGGTATCGGTAAACGCGTCGAAAAACGTCTGTGCCTCTCGCACTACTCTGAGCGTGCGCCAGAGGCCATTGATTGCATTAAAAAAAATCCTGCCCTTGGCCTGGATCAATTTTGACTGGAGGGTCAGGACGATTGAGCGGCCGACGTTGATCGCCGGGAGCATGCCGGTCTCGGAGTTGATCCATTGGCTGCCGCGGTAAAAACCGAGGGGGGTGCCGCTAAACGTGCGGATGTTGTCCCCGAGCCAACCGTTAAAATAAAATCGATTGTAACTCTGGAGGTATTTGCTCTCGCGAGCGCCGAGCGCCGCGAACAATCGGCCGATGTCTGATTTTGCCTGATCGATGGTCAATACATTGTCCTGTCCAGCTCATTGAGCTGTGTGAGGTCGGATTTGCCCTCAATCACGATCTCGCTCCGCACATCACCCGAAGGGCCGGTCAGTTTGACCGTGATTTTGCCGACCATCCCCGCGCCGCGCATGAGGTCCTGCATGATCGCGTAGTTAAAATCGGTACCCTGGAGCGCGCGGAACATCACGTCCCGCTCATACGCCGCGGTCGCCTGTTTGATCGCCGCCGCCCGCATACGTCTCCTGATCTGTATCTCGGCAAACCATCCCATAATCTAACCTCACTACCTATAGTTACGTTTTTTCGGCGGGTTTCCGCTAATTATTTATATCACATATACATAGACCGTGTCACGAGGATTGCATAGGTTGCGCAGTATAGACAAACTATGTACCGTTTGATACCCCTGATATAGTGTCGCCTCAAATCGCGTTTTAACGTCTCTGTAATTTGTTGTTGGATATGGATTTATATACACGATCGTGATTGATAGACTATTTGTCTATAGACAACACTACCGGTAGTGTACCCATGCTCAAAAATGGTGTTTTTGCCCCATCGATCAAAACAGGTTTTGTTGTGACTCATTATGCGCGTCGGCAATCTGTCGTTGCGCCTGGTCTGTTGCCTGCCTGGATACATCCTCATCAGTCAACTCGTGATCGGGCGAATGCGCGAGCCAGTAGACGCGGAGACTGTAGAGCAGCGCGTCCATCAGGTCAGAGTGGTAGACCTCGTCGTCTATCTCACGGGTCAAAACTGATGGTTTGCCCTCGATCTCCTGGCGGCGGAAAATGATCCGCAACGACTCGCGGTCGAAAATACTGTCTCGTTTGACCATGAGATTGCGCTGTCTCACCTCGGATTGGAGCATCTGGATCGCCATCGATTTGTCGTATTTGTATGCGTTTGCGACGACGATGCCATATCGGGCAAACTCCATGCTGATTTTTTGGTCCGACGTATCCGCAAAAATGGCAAACGATTTATCGACCACCTCGGCAAACAGAGGGTTGTCTGAGATGTGCGCGATGCCTGATTTTATCGCGTCTATCAGCGTCGTCACATCGGTCTCCGGTTTGCAATACTCGTAGATCACAAATTTTTTGTTTGACGTCTCGGAATACATCACAATAACAAACGCATCGGCGTCGACGTATCCGTAGTCGAGGCCGGCCAAAAAATGGATATCCGATCTCGGCTGCGACCGGATCCATGCGGACAGGTCATCATCCGTGTAGTAGTTGTCCGCGCCCAGGCGAAACACGAGCGCGTCGTCGTCGTACACGATTTTGCCCAATCCCTCCCTGAGATAGATCGCGTCTGTCTCTGACAGTTTATTGTCCTCTCGGTATCGAGCGAGCGCATTTTTGTGGTCATGGATGTGCGGGTTTTGCGACAAATCCCAGTTGAGCCGTAGGCCGCCAGGGGATGGGTTTGTAAAAAAATACTCCCAGTACGTCCCCCTCACCCGAGGGCCTGAGCCTGAGATGATCAACTGTCCGTTGGTATCGAGGAGCATTGGTTTGATGACCTCGGTCACAAATCGCTCCAACTCCGGCTGACTCTGCGCCTCATCAATGATGATGAGATCCCAGGCAAACCCGCGATATTTTTCGCGCTCGGCGCGGTTGGCGTTACCCCCAAATTGGACGATCGAGGTCTCGTTAACGATGATTTTTGATTCGTCGTCCTGCCGTTTTACGGCGTGTCCAGTAGACTCGAGGATGCTCACTATTGCGTCGCGATAGAGCTGCTCCGTTTTTGTGATGGTCAAACCTATAATGAGCGCCCGTTTGTGCGGGACAACTGATACAGACGCGGATTTGAGTTTGTTTGTCTCAGTTTTGCCAGATCGACGCCCGGCCATGAGCCCAATATCTCGCGAGGTTGAGAGGAGCACGCGCTGCTGGATGTCAAACCCGAGTTTGTAGATGCGATACTGGACAAAATCGAGATCGCGGGTGAGGGCATTGTTGATCTGGCTGTCGATCTCCGCAAACAGATTGTCGCCAAAAACCGAGTCCAAAACGTATCTAAACGCCTGGGAGTTTGGGTCGAGCATCGATTTTTGCAAAACGCGAATAAACGCGTTAAACGTCGGCATCGTCGTCCCCTGATAGCTCGTGTCCTGTTGCAGCATCTCGACAAATGCATTTTGCAATCGCGCTCGATACGATTTTGTCCCTGGGGGTTTGCCTGCGGGATTGCCGGATTGCCCTGGCTGCCAGGCATGCGCGAGCATGGCGGCGCGTTGATTATCGTTGAGTTTGCGTTTTGCCATCTCTCATCTCGTCAATCAGGTTTTGGACCAGCTCCGCTATCACCGGACTCACGGGAGTTTCCGCCGCCCGGCACATCGATCTGAGTTCGGCGGCGAGTTTTGCGGGTAACGTTATCGATAATTGCACGCGCGCGTGCCCAGGTGGTAGTTTTTTTCGGCCGACGTTTGCCATTTTTTGGCCTCCGTGTTTGATCAAATATATGTTTTAACTCAACTGCATACTCATATATTTTTTGCCGTGGCGTATACGAGCTGATTTTTTTGACCGCGCGGCGATAGTAGATTGCCTGATAGAGATCGACGACGATTTTTTTTGCCTCGATCTCATGATCGGACAGCAATGTATCGATCGGGTTGGACTCCTCAACCTGCATTGATGCAGGAGCCTCGATATCATGCGCGAGACCGGACTCTCGGGGCCGATTTGCAAAAAAAAATTTGATCTCGAGATAGAGTGCGCTCACCCAATTTGACACCCGGTACTGCTCAATCCTCAAAAATCTCTCGAGCAGCCGATAGACGATCGCCTCGCAATTGTCGTGGTGGTCTCGCGCAAAAACCCCTGATGATCTGACGTATGATCTGTATATCGGGACAATCCCGATCAATGCCTCCTGATACATCGCCCACCACGCATCACGATCTCTCGTTGCAATGTATAGATCGTGGAGTGTTTTGAGTTTTGCAAAATCATGCGCCATTTTGTCCGAGTGGGATCGGGTCGGGGTGATAATCCGACGGCGATATGCTCGTGTCATGGCACATGAGCGCGAGCTGGTGGATCAGCGTGAGACAATTGTGCGCCTGACGATCAAATGCGGCGATGCGATTGTCAACCATAATCAGCACCTCGGCTGCATCAGCGATCTCGATTGCATCTCCCCCGGCTGTTGCCGCAGCGATTATTTTTTGGGCATGCTCTCGGGCTGACTCGAGGGTTTTACGGCCCTCGATAGATGCCGCGCGCAAAACATCCTGAGACGATTTAAAACTCGACTCCATGCTGTTGGCCTCCATATGAGATTCGATTCGATTTTTTTGAGGATTTCGTCGGCGAGATATTGTTTTTTTGCAATGTAGGCAATCAAAAAACGATACAAAATGTCAAATCGGGGATGAGATATACCAAATTTTGCATACAAATCGGCAACCAGTTGGTTGGCAATGAGCTGCTCAACCTGCTGATACCGAGCGGTATATATACCCTGGGACTCGAGAGAGTCCCTGTTTTTTTTGAGGTGTAACGGTAGCGGATCAGAGACGACTGAGCATTTGTACCAGTTGTCCGTGAGGATTTTTAGCCGGTCCCGTATTGTTGTTGCGATGATTTTTTTTGATTTCTCGGGCACCTGATAGGTGCGTATTATGTGGTCAAAAATCGATCCGGGATACAAATCCATAATATTAATATTAACATCATCTCACCCCCCTCGTCCAGGCCAGCCCGTGGAGGTGCTGACCGTACCCGGCCCCGTCCCCGGC